CTATTGTTCCACGTTCTAGGAGAGTAAGGCGGGGTGACGTGGATGGGGTGGGTGGCGGGGCGCGCGAGAGCGCCACACAAGAGAGAGTAATTTCCACCCCGGTTACTCTGCCAGAGCAGAGAACAATAGAACAATAGAACAATACAGTATTATTATTATTATATTATATAGACTTAGTATTGTTCTCTCTATTGTTCCCCACTTTTCCCGTGGAACAATAGGATTTGGCGGGCGCAAGCGCCCACCACGCTTGGTCTAGACGCGAATGATGCGCGGGTTGAGGATGTCATACACACCCTTCCCGTTGGGGTAGGTGCGTGGCGTTCCGTCCGCATGTAGGTATCTTGCCTTGAACCTAGCAAGCTGACGCTCGGCTTCGTGCAGCGGCATGTTGCACTTGCAGTAGCGCTTTACGCCGCCACTAGTGTCGTATGCTACGTTATACATCACAGCGCAGCCACCGCGTCAGACACACTGGCGAAACGCGCCACAACCTTTTCACCCACGACGTGCAGCCATGATGAGTCGTCACCCTGCACAATACGCACCGCAGCGAGCTTGGCGCGCATGACGGACGTGGCAACATGGGAACGAGTGCGTGCTTTGACGCGGGCATCCGCAGTCACGTTGGACACATTGCGGTTTACATTCACGCGTCCGGTGGGGACGGCATAGCGGTTATACTTGCGTGCCATGATGCGATCCTTTTAGCTGAGTGTTGCGCGGCGAGCGGTTACGTCGACGTCGACGGTGCAGGGCCAGAAATCACGATCACACGCGAAGTCGACGCCAAGGGTCCAGATAGCGTGCTTGCGAATGCCGTGGTCAGACGGGTGCCAGCCCGCAGCGATCAATTCCTGCACACGGTGGCGGATTGCGTCGGGGCAAAAGGTGACGTTGTGAGGTGCCATGAGAAATATCCTTTCATGGAGTGAACACATAAAAGGGGGCGGCAAAGCGCCCCCTCACAATGCTCACATGTTGTCAGGTTAGGCGGCGATGCGGCCCGCAGCGTCGACGGTCGCGGGTGCGGTGTGTTCGTCGATGATGGCGGCCTTGAGCAACTCCATAGCCTTGCGGATTTCGCCCGCGTCGATGGTAACCTGCGTGTTCTTGTTCGATGCGTTCTTGATCTGCGACGCGAGGCTCTTGATGCGTGCAGCCACGTCGAGTTGCTTGACAATGTCGCCAGCACCGTCCTCATCCGCGAACCAGTCGCGGGCGTTCTCGGTCAGATAGACCACAACGTCCTCACCATTGGCGAAGTCGGCATCCTTGTGGGCACTGGCGTTCAACTTGAACGAGCCATCCTTTTGTAGGATGGCAAAGCCATAATCCTGCACCCACTTGGCGATCAGCTTGCGGTTCATGCCAGACGTCGCTGCGAATAGGCGCGTGAAGGCCGTGACGTCGCGGTGCTGATACGCATGCGCCGCAGCGTTGATAAGGATAGTTTGCACGTCCGCACGGATGGTCGCAGTGCGCTTGGATACGGACGCAATTTTGGCGTTGATTTGCTTGATGGTCAGCATGGGAAATGTCCTTTCGTGTTGCATGCTAGGGGTATTTGAAAACAGACCGCGTGTGATCTGCTTACAGATACCCCGCCCCATTGTCAGAGGGGCAGAGGGTATCCTGCCACTTACTGTGATTGCCGGGCGCTTGCGCGCCGGTCGGGCCGCCTTCCACCGTCACGCGCTATGCGACGCGGGCAGATAGGGAATGGTCCCATCACATTCTTCGCGCCACGGTTCCTTGGGCGCAGGCGTCCCCGCTTCCCCGCACGCACTGGCGGTTCACACTTGACGGCTTGCGCTTGGCCACGCGCACGGGATGCGTGCGTGACTTCACTTGGGCCGCAGGGGGCAGACCGAAGGCGGAACCTTGTCCGAGTAGGGCTTTTCACCGCCTTCACCAATGGCGCGGGGTAAACAGGGGGGGAGGGACCGAGAGGGGGCAGCCCCCGCCCCAGCCCTTAGGTATCGCGTATACCCCAACCCAAATTTTAGACCCTTTTAAACCAGGCACACGTAACCAACTTAACCTACGCAGCCATTTCCAGAACACCCACAACATGCTATGGTGTTAACAGATAACGAGTTTGTTTTCCCAAATCAGAAGGTGCAGGGGCTGTGCACTGGATTTCAAACCTTTCTCGACTGACGTATCGCGCGTTTTCAGGTCGCAACATAAGCTGGTGTGCAGCTTCATGGGAAAAACACCTACAAGGCAGAACTGCCTTTCTCGTCTACATCTTTGGCAAGAATCACTGCCAGAAAAGTTGGCTCTGGTACAATGGGCCGATCTAAACAAACCAGCATTGGGCGCGCTGGGGAGTACCTTGTAGCGCACCTCCTTGAGCTGGCTGGGATCGAGGTGTACCGGGTCGATGGCGACTGCGATTTGATCGTGAGCATGGACGGGACGCTCCTCCGCGTGGAGGTCAAAGCCGCCAGCGCGATTAACAAACGAGGTTTCTACCGCTTCAACATGAAGACCCGCCCCGACGCGGATTACTGCGCCTTCGTCGCCCTCGATTTAGCGCTGCTTCGTATGTTTAAAACAAGTGACCTTGGGAGAGCGGATACCAAGACGATTAACCCAAAGTATTTCACAAGCGCCAACCAGATCGCTGACATCAACCGCTTCACAGATAACTTGGTTAAACTTAAAAAATGTGATAACCTGTAAACATGTTTAGCGCACTGATCCTTGTGTGCACGGCACACCTAACAGACTGCGGCACGTTGGCAGCCCCAACTTTCCCGACTAGGCAGGCGTGTGAGCAGTCCAGCCGCGCGTACATAGCATCCGTGGGGCCGATTCTGCCGGAGAACGTGGTTATCGTTAATTTTACTTGCTACCAATGGGGGCTACCCAGCTAGCGCTGTTCACCTTGACCAATACATGTTCACGCGTTAGCATTTATGGCCATGGGCAATCAGGTAGATAAACTTACGACAGAAGAGTTGGCTGCGAAGCCAATCCTTTCGCGTGGGCAGCTCGAAGAGATCGAGGAAGACCCGTCCAAGATGGAGATCGTGGCGCGCCTTATGGGTGCCGTGAACCTCGATAACCTGTTTCGCCACATGCAGAATCCCACGATCAACCCGCAGACGCGGATCGAGTTCCAAAAATTGCTGAATAAAATGGGCAGACTGGAGCCGGAAGAGAAGTCAAAAAGCGCTGAGACTGGGCCACAAGTCGTCATCAACATCACACGCGCCAAAGACTCCGAATCCGTGACTATTGAGGGGCATACGGTGGATGATTTTTAACGACATCGACTTCGAACCCGGATGGCACGTCATCCCGGCGGACGATCTCAAAGAGCACACGTCTACTCTTGACTGCTGGTGCAGACCTTATCTGGACTGCGCGTCCGACGGGCTGGTGTATATCCACCAATCGTTGGACGGACGCGAGCGTGAGGTAAACTGATGCCCCACGAGGTTAATTTCGAGGTTATTGAGAGCCTCGACGGGTTCTTCTACTCGGAGAAGTTCATCTCCCTGGCGATTGGCCCGGTTGGCTCCACGAAAACCACTGCGGGGATTATGAAAATCCTGCACCATGCGGCGCGCATGGCCCCATGTAAGGACGGCGTACGCCGGTCTCGGTGTATTTGGGTACGTAACACACGCGAACAGCTGCGTGACACGTCAATCCCTGACTTCCTGAAGTGGATACCTGACGGCGTTATGGGGTATTTCCTCAAGACGGAGTACAAATTCGTTATAAAAATCGGGGATATAGAGTGTGAGGTACTGTTCAGAGGTCTCGACGACGCCAACGACGTCCGGCGACTTTTGTCTTTGCAGGCGAGTTTTATCATCTTCGACGAGTTTAGGGAAATTCACCCTGACATCTACAACGCCGCGCAGGGCCGGGTGGGCCGCTACCCGGACAAAATGATGAACGGTGTGGGCTGTAAGACCGACGATGGGAAGCCAAACGCTCACCTGTGGGGTATGACGAACCCACCGGACCAAGATACGTTCTGGGAAGAGCTGATAAGCAACCCTCCTGAGAATGTGCACATCACGATTCAGCCTTCTGGCCTCTCCCCCGAGGCCGACTGGACGCGGTTTCTGCCCGATGACTATTACGATAACCTCGCGCAGGGGAAAACGCAGGACTGGATTGACGTTTACATCCATGCGGAATTTGGGAAATCGCTGTCTGGGCAGCCCGTTTTTAGGGCTTTTGACCGGTCTGCTCACGTCGCGAAACATGAAATTACGCCCATGTTCGTTCAGTCTCCGCTGCTCATAGGCGTCGACGCGGGACTCACACCAGCCGCTGTAATCGGTCAGTTGGCCTACGATGGGCGCTTGGTGATCTACGACAGCCTGATTTCCGAGGATATGGGGGCTTTGCGGTTCATTCAGGAGCGTCTGAAGCCGCTTTTGACCAACAAATTCCCCGGTCGGAGCGCGATGGTCATCATCGACCCCGCTGCGTTCCAGCGCGTGCAGACAGATGAGCGTACTGTGGCGGATATTTACCGGTCTGAGGGTTTTTTGCTCAAACCGGCCAAGACAAACTCCGTCGCTGCGCGGATCGCGGCTGTTGAGAGGTTTATGACCCGCGTTGTCGACGGGAAGTTCGGGCTGACGCTCGATCCGATCCACGCAAGTTCACTGGTGCAGGCGCTTGCGGGGAAATACCGGTACAAGATCAACACGAAGGGCGTCAAAGACGAGAAACCCGAGAAATCGCACCCGTGGTCCGACATCGCCGACGCGTTTCAGTACCTCTGCCTTCACGCCGACGGCGGGGAGACGTTTGGAGGGTTTATCGGGGAAGAGCGCCGGACGGTTCGAAAGGTCTCAGCTGGCGGCTGGACCTGAATTGTTGACGTGTAAGCAGATAAAAGCTACTGTATCCATACGATCACATGTGAGAAAATGCCATGCAACTTGGACCCGCACTGATACCAGTCGCGCGCGCTTCTGACTTAGAAGCGGCTGCCCAGCGGGCCGCTGCCGAAAAACAGAACACCCCTATGATCCAAGGACTGGCGTCGCACGTAAGACGTCGGTGGGAAGTAATGCGGGATCACAAGCGGCTTGAGATCGAGCCGCGCCTCACCAAGTGCTTGCGCGCACGCGCGATGCAGTACGACCCCGAGAAATTGGCAGAAATTCGCGCCCACGGCGGCTCCGAGATTTTCATGGGGATCGTCTCCACGAAGTGCCGGACCGCGACTGCTTGGCTGCGCGATACCCTCCTCGGCACCGGTGCCGATAAGCCGTGGTCGCTCTCCCCTACCCCCATTCCAGAGGTTCCTCCGTCGGTCCAGCAGGACTTGCAGAAGATCATGGCGCAGAACCTTGCCATGTACTACGCGCAGGGTAACGCCCCCATCCCCGCTGAAGACCTGAAAAAACTCGCGTCCGGTATGAAAGATACTGCGATGCGGGCCATGAAGGAGGAGGCCGACAAGCGCGTCAGCCGGATGGAGCAGAAAATGGAGGACCAGCTGATTGAAGGCGGGTTCATCAAAGCGCTCTACGAGTTTACAAACGACATCGCGACGTTTCCCTACGCCGTGATGAAAGGCCCGATACCCCACAAGCGGAAAGCGATGAAGTACGTGGAAGGCGGCTTGGCCGCTGTCGATGTCCTGCGTGATGAGTGGGAACGCGTAGACCCGTACAAGTTTTACTGGGCACCTTGGGGTGACGATGTCCAGAACATGCCGATTATTGAGCTTCACCACCTGACCCGCGGTGATGTCGAAGCCATGATCGGTGTTGAAGGCTACGACGAGGATTCTGTTCGTTCGATTTTAGCTGATTTCGGTGCTGGGGCTTTCGACTGGCTTGAGCACGACGACAGCGAGATTGAGACGGCCACCGGTAAAGACTTCGACGACGCGCACTCGGATATTGTTGCCGCACTTCAGCTCTGGGATACGATCCCCGGCTCGCTTCTCCTAGACTGGGGTATGAGCGAGCAAGAAGTGCCCGACCCGCACATGTCTTACCCATGTGAAGTCTGGATGATGGGAAATACCGTCATTAAGGCGGTACTTAACTACGACCCTCTGGGCCGTAAGCCCTACTACGTTACGTCGTACGAGAAAGTGCCCGGTCGCGTCGACGGGAACGGCGTTGCTGATCTCTGCATGGACGCCCAGAACATGTGTAACGCCGCTGCGCGTTCGCTGGCGAACAACATGGGGATCGCTTCGGGTCCACAGGTAGGCGTAAACATCAGCCGTTTGCCCGCCGGGGAAGACATCACCCAGATGCACCCGTGGAAAATCTGGCAATTCCGGCAGTCGGAATATAACGACAACACGCCCCCGATGACGTTCTTTCAGCCAAATTCTAACGCTGGAGAGCTTATGGCGGTGTTTGACCGCTTCATGGGGATTGCTGATGAGGTTTCGGGTATTCCGCGCTACATGACCGGTGAACACGTGCCGGGTGCGGGACGTACGTCGTCCGGTCTGTCGATGCTGATCTCGAACGCGGGCAAGAGCATCAAACAGGTGATCGGGAACATCGACTACGACGTTCTCACCCCGATGCTGGAGCGACAGTACCAGCGCAACCTGCGCTATGCGACAGACCCCGACTTGATCGGTGATGTTCAGATTCTTGCCCGTGGTGCGATGTCCCTCGTCGTCAAAGAAGCGGAGGCCGTTCGCAAAAATGACTTCCTGCGCCTCGTTCTGGAAAGTCCGATTGCCCAGCAAATTGTCGGGTTGCCGGGCACTGCCGAGTTGATGCGCGACTTGGCGGGCAACCTGAACGTCAACGTTGACAAGCTCGTACCGACGCGAGAGCAGGTTGTTAAACAGCAAGAGGCGGCTCAGCAGGCGCAACTTGCGATGATGCAGCAGGCAGCAGCCGTGCAAGAGCAACAGCTTCAGGAGGACGGCACCCCGCAAGGTGGACGCCAGAGCAATGCAGTCAGCCCACGCCCCAACGGGCGCTAGTGTTACCATCTGTTGACTCGTTAACACATGTGAAGTAACCTGACACCATGATTGACCTCAACACCGCGAACCCACAGGCAGTGCGTGCACTGTCCCGACTGAAAGAACCGGGGTGGGAAGCGTTGGTTGGGTTGCTGCGTTCAGAATTGGACGCCGCGAAGCAGAAGTTGGTCCACGCTGGCGATATGGTCACGATCCACCGCCTCCAAGGACGAGCGGAAGCACTAGAAGATTTGCTGAGGGCGACTGAAGAGTCGGCCAAGGTAGTGAACCGAAACTAAAGCATACCATGACGGGAGCAGCATACTACGGGCGCTGCAAAACAGAGTTGATGCTTTGAGGAGATAAAAATGGCATTGCCCAAGCAGGTGCAAGCTCAGCTTGCTGAAGTTGAAGAACTGGAAAAGACACTCACGGCCCGCAAGGAAAAACCGAAAGATGCCAAGAAGGCGAAGTCGGAAGACCAAACGGATACTGAGGTGGAAGACACCGGTGATGATGTTTCGCAAGATGTTGTACCCGAGAAAGTAAAGCCAGCTGACACGTCGATTTCGGATGTAGAGGAAGAGACCTTTGCGCAGAAGTACAAGACCCTACAAGGTAAGTACGATGCGGAAGTTCCACGCCTGCACCAGCAGGTAAGGGATTTAACTGCGAAACTGGAAGCGCTTGAAACCGCTTCAAAAACGCAGTCAGAGGCACCGACAAAGGCGAAAGAGAAAGTCAGTTATGTAACCGACGCTGATCGGGCTGAATTTGGCGAAGAGTTGATCGACGTGCAAAGGCGCGTGGCTCGTGAGGTTGCTGCGGAATATCAGGAGCAACTTGAGGCACAAGCCAAGGTTATCGAAGATTTGAAGGCGAAAGTCTCAAGTACAGGTAACCAACTTGGTCAAATGTCCTTCTCTCAAAGACTGGTGCAACTTGTGCCTGACTTTGAGAAGGTAGACCAAGACCCACGTTGGATCGCGTGGCTCAACGAGCATGACCCCATGCTCCGCGCACCCCGCAGGACTCAAGCTAAGGCCGCTTTTGAAGCCGGTGATGCTGAAGCAGTTGCGCACTATGTACAGCTGTGGAAATCGAGCATCGCTGATACCCAAGAGCCGGTACGCGCACAACGCCAGACAGAGCTTGAGAGGCAGGTTGCGCCAAATCGGACTGCTAACTCTGCGCGTAATCCTAGCGCCGGAAAGGAAGCCAAACTCTACTCTGCTCGAGAGGTGGAAGGGGTTTGGAACAAGATTCGGGTTATGAATATGCGGGGGCAAGTGGACGAAGCGGCCAAACTTGAAGCTGAAATTACAGCTGCGTACCTTGAAGGTCGTGTTCGCGCGTAAAATGTGCTAACATGTAAGCAGCTGACTGACACAATAGGAGGCCAGAATGGCTGCTGTTTTCCCCGTCGTCTCCGCTGGAGACTTTGATACCTCCCCGTCCTACTCGGGTGGTTTCATCCCCCAACTTTGGTCGAACAAGCTTAACGCGAAGTTCTACGCCAACACCATGATGACTGAGATCGCCAACACCGATTGGGAAGGCGAAATCCGCAATCAGGGTGACACCATCCGCATTCGTACCGCACCGTCGATCACTATCAACGACTATGCGGGCGCAGGTACGACCCTTTCGTCGGAAGTCCCGGCACCGATCTACACCGACATGCAGATCGACAAGGGCAAGTATTTCAGCGTTCAGGTCAACGATGTGCTCGCGCATCAGGCTGACATGGACCTGATGAACATGTTCACCGACGACGCCGCTAAGCAGTTGAAGATCGCCATCGAAAACGAGGTTTTCTACAACTGGTTTGTGACCACCGGCGCGGACGCGGACAACAAGGGTGCCACCGCAGGTGCACTGTCTGCTGAGTACAACCTCGGCACGGACTCGGCTCCCATCGACCAAGCCACTCCGGCGAACGTCCTGAACACCATCCTCCGCATGTCGGCGGCTCTGGATGAACAGAACGTCCCTGAAGATGGCCGCTGGCTGATTATGTCGCCCTACGAGCGCCAACTGCTGATGCAGACGGACATTGCTCAGGCGTACTTCACCGGTGACTCGGCGTCGACCATCCGTACCGGCAAGATTGGCATGCTGGACCGCTTCACGGTCTACGTGTCGAACCTGCTGCCCAAGGGCACCACTGACAAAGCTCTCGTAGCTGGCCTCAGCGCTGCTTCGACCGGTTCGGCTGACGTTGGCTCCAAACCCCGTCGCATGATGGTTGCTGGCACCAAAGCAGCTTGCGCGTTTGCTTCGCAAATCAGCAAGACCGAGCCTCTGCGGAACCAGAATGACTTCGGCGACATCGTTCGCGGCCTCGCAGTCTACGGGCGCAAGGTCGTGAAGGGTGAAGCACTGGTATCCGCCCTCATCGGCGACCCTTCGTAAGTGATGGGTGAATGAGAGAGGGGGGAAACTCCCTCTCTCTAGCCTCTGAGGAGATACAGCATGGATGCGTTCGAGCTTGTTACTCGGCTGGGCGGCGAAAAAGTTAACGGGGAAGCTCGTGTTCGCGTTGACGGCAAGTGGGTAACCCTTGCTGTTTTCGGAGAGTTGACTGAGGCCGGTAAAGAGGCCGCAGCAAAACTGACCGCTCAAGACACCCCGCCCAAAAAGGAAATGCCAGCGAAGCGCGTTCGGGCGCGCAACAACAACGGCACTTTGAAGGGCGATGATCCCACCACGCCCGAGATAAATGAGGCATGGACAGATGGCGACAACTAAGGTCATAGATATTATCCGGCGCGTAGAGTATGTCCTTCAAGACACGAACGTCCGCTGGCCCCGACTAGAACTCCAGAGCTGGGTAAACGAGTCCTATCTCGCGATTACCTTGCTGCGACCTGATGCCAATTCTTCCGCTGGGACACTGACATGTGTCGCTGGTACACGTCAGAGCTTGGCAAGTGATTTTCCTGAAGCCTTGAGGTTGCTCGATGTCACCAGAAACATGGCGACAACCTCGACGAAAAAGGTTGTTCGTCTTGTGTCACGCGCTGTGCTCGATGACCAAAGACCCGGATGGCACGGTGAAACTGGCTCTGTAAACATCCAGCACTACACGTTTGACGCGCGGCAGCCTAAAGAGTTTTTTGTTTACCCGCCAGCAACAACATCCGCCCAGCTGGAGGTGGTTTATTCCACGGCACCGACTGCGCACACTTTGACTGAGGCGGAGCTAGACCCCGACAGCGGCAGCGCAGAGGTCATCAAACTCGACGACATCTACATGTCGCCGATCATCGACTGGGTTCTGTACCGGGCTTACTCGAAAGATGCCGAGTATGGGGCAAACGAACAACGTGCAGCGGCCTCCTATCAAGCGTTTAACGCCGCTATCGGAGCCAAGTCGCAGGTTGATAGCTCGTCAACTCCGCAGCGGCAGAGTTCGGTGACGTGAAATGGCGACAGAGTGGGGAGAATTCTACAGGCTTATACAGCCCCACTTGCCGGGCTGTCCTGAGATCGTGATGGACAACCACTTGAGGGACGCCGCATCCGACCTGTGCGAGCGGGCCGAGGTGTGGCGTTACCGTTCGGCGGCGTTCAATACCCAATCTGGTGTTTCCGACTACTTCGTCGACATCCCCGGTTCGTCGCTGCTCGAAAACATTGCATCCCTGCACGTCGATGGTCGCCTCTTAAAGCGAACTTCTGATTTGTACTTCGAGCAAAACCCGACACGGTCGAACTCTTTTCCGTTGTTGTACTCGGTGTTTGAAGACCAACTCGTACGGTTTTTTCCAACACCGGATGCCGCCTACGAAGTGCGTACCACGGTTGTGCTGAAGCCTTCGCTGACGTCAACGGGCGTGCCTACTTTTATCTTCGAGACACATGCACAGACTATTGCCTGCGGGGCGATTGCTTCCCTCTGCATGATACCCGGCAAAGAATGGACCAACGTAGAGGCTGCATCTTACTACAAGACGAAGTTCGCAAGGGAAGTCGATGATGCAAAAGGCCGCGATTTTCGCAGGTCAAACATGCGTGTTCGCGGACCAAAGTTTGCGTAACCGCACGCAACAGAAAAGGAGCTAAACTATGGCGAGTATTGCTGATTACGTGCTGGACGCGGCCCTGAGTAAACTCGATACCGAGGCCGATCTCATTCATATTACTTCTGCCGAGGCGACAAGCTGGGCCGACGTAGCCACGTACACCCTTGGTGACGCGGCAGTGTCTATCGGTGCGCCTGCGGACCGCAGCGGCGGCGGTCGCGAAGTAACTGTGGCGGCGGTAAGCGGAGCAGCAGTCGACAACAGCGGAACGGCTACCCACTACGCCATCGTCGACTCTTCAAACACTCGACTGCTGGTTACCGGATCGCTGACGGCGTCGCAGGCGGTGGTATCCGGCAACACGTTTTCATTGGGTGCATTTACTATCGGCATCCCTGATCCTGCGTAAGGAGCAGCTGGCCAATGGTCACTCTAGTTAACCGCGCCAAGGTCAGCACCTCCACCCTAGGCACTGGCACCATAACCTTGGGCACCCCGGAGAGCGGGTATCAAAGTTTCGCAGATGCTGGCGTGACCGACGGCCAGACCGTCCGCTATACCATCGAAGACGGCACGGCGTGGGAAATCGGCACTGGCACCTACACGGCGACCGGCACCACCCTGTCGCGGACGCTGACAGAAAGCAGCACAGGGTCGCTCCTGAACCTGTCTGGCAGCGCGGTAGTGTTTGTTACGGCGGCAGCGGAAGACCTCCAGTATGCCGCTGACATGGATCAGGGTGTGGCGACGACCGACAGCCCGTCTTTCGTGGACGTGACTGCCACGGCGCACATCTATCTTGGTCAGAATGATACTGCTCTTGGTCAGATGTACATGTACGGCGACGGGGCTGGCAGCAACAACGGCGCTGAGTTCTACATGTACACAGCCGCTGACTACGACACAAATATTGACTACTACCGTTTCCGCCTGTTTCAAGACGATTTCTTTATTCAGGACAACAGCGGCAACACGCTGCTGCGGCACGATTACAGCGCCGGAACTTGGTGGATGCCCACCACCCGCCTACAACTTGGTACAAATGGCACCACCTTCGGTGATTTTTACCTGTATGGAGATGGTACTGGGTCCAGCCAAGGCGGCATGATCCGCCTGTACAACGCAGCCGACCACACCAGCACAAATGGCGGTTACAACATCAAAGCGTGGGGCGATAGCCTCACTTTTGAGTTGCAGGGCGGCACCGACATCTTCACCTACACCAACGTCGATGGCGCATTCCGCTTCCCAGAGGGCAAGTTGTACGCTGGGACAAACGACAGCAAGCGCGGCGCGCTGTATCTGTTTGGGGATGGCACTGGCTCAACGCTTGGTGGTGAGATATTTATGTACACGGGTGCGGACCACGACACCTCACCTGACCCAAATTACTACCATATCCGCACGATCAGTGAAGATTTCTATATCACCGCTGGCGGAAGTACTTTCTTACAGTGGGACCACAGCGCCTCTCAGTGGCTTATGCCGCAGAGTGGTGGGCTTGATGTGACTGGAAACATAACTGTCGGTGGTACTGTTGACGGCAGGGACATTGCGACCGATGGCACCAAACTGGACGGCATCGCAACGGGCGCTACAGCCTACGCGGACAGCGATGTGGACGCGCATCTAAATACTGGCACAGCTACGACCGGCGAGGTGCTGTCGTGGACTGGGACGGATTACGATTGGGTGGCTGTTAGTGGCTCTGGGACAGTCACGTCTGTCGCCGCCACTGTGCCTACAGGATTTACCGTCAGTGGCTCTCCTATCACCACATCTGGCACGCTCGCCATTGCTTACGACACCGGTTATCAGGGCTTTACAACTGCCCAATCCACCAAACTATCTGGCATTGAGACAGGCGCTGACGTAACGGACGCTACCAATGTTGCTGCCGCTGGCGCTGTGATGGACGGCGACTTTGGCTCCAACGGCCTAATGACCCGGACTGGCGCTGGAACTTACAGCGTCACCACAGCGCCCTCTGGCACTATCGTTGGTACAACAGACACGCAAACGCTGACCAACAAAACACTAACCGACCCGGCGATCACCGGGACCATCCTTGAGGATGTCTACACGGTCAGCGGCACCACCCCGGCGCTGGACCCATCAAACGGCTCTATCCAGACGTGGACTTTGACAGCCAATTCGACGCCCACCGACAGCTTGTCCGCAGGCGAGGCAATCACGTTGATG